TTCTGATAATGTAACGAGTGTAATTAAAGTTCCATTAGCTTATGGACCCACTCAGAAATTTTTAGCAAGACTAGAACAAGTTCCCGATCTTAACAAACCAGTTCAAATTTCTTTACCAAGAATGTCATTTGAATTTACTGGTTTAACTTATGATCCTTCTAGAAAAGTTACAACGACTCAGACATTTCTTTCTGGTTTAGCTTCGGATACAACTAAACCAAGAAAAACTTATATGCCAGTTCCATATAATATGAGTTTTGAGTTAGCAATCTATACAAAATTAAATGATGATATGCTTCAAATTGTGGAGCAAATTTTGCCATATTTTCAACCAGCATATACATTATCGGTTGATCTAGTAAGAACGATTGGAGAAAAACGAGATATTCCAGTTGTCTTTGAAGGAATAACAATGAGAGATGAATATGAAGGTGATTTTAATACTAGGAGATCTTTATACTATACTCTTAGATTTACTGCCAAAACATACTTGTTTGGCCCAGTTGCAGATATATCCAAAGATATTATCAAAAAAGTTACTATCGGATATATTGGTGGAGATCAATCTTCAAGTCCATCAAGAGATCTTTCTTACAGTGTTGAACCTCGTGCAACTAAGAACTATACTGGTACTGTAACAACTAATCTTGCACAAGATATTGATGCATTATCAACTACTAATTTTATAGATGTTGTTGATGCATCATCTATTTCTGCAGCAACATATATTGTAATTGATAGTGAAGAAATGTATGTAGAATCAATATCTGGAAACACACTCAAAGTTACAAGAGGATCTGATAACACAGTTATTGCACCTCATGTGAACGGTTCTGCAGTTAAGAAAATTACGACTGCAGATAATGCATTGATACAACTTGGCGACGATTTTGGATTTAGTGGATCATGAAAATGACAAAGAAATTCGACAAATTAAACGAGACTTTTGATATTTCTGGAGAAATAGTCGAATCAAAGTCGGAAACTGTCGAGACAAAAATCGAATCAATTTCATCTTCGGTTGAAGATATTAAAAAAGATTATGAATATACTAGAGGAAATTTGTATTCAATTATTGAAAAGGGGCAGGAAGCCATTAATGGTATTTTAGAACTTGCACAAGAAAGTGAAATGCCTAGAGCTTATGAAGTTGCTGGACAATTAATTAAAAATGTCTCAGATGCAACCGATAAATTAATGGATCTTCAGAAAAAACTAAAAGATATTGAAGAAACTAAACAAGTTCGTGGTCCTACAAATGTGACAAATGCATTGTTCGTTGGATCAACTGCAGAACTTTCCAAACTTTTAAAGGATGGATTGGGAACAGATAATAAATAGTTGAAAAAGTCCCATGGCAGTACCAGCAGTAAATATAGTAATTGAAAAGGGAGCAGACTATTTTGCAACTTTTACAATTACAAATCCAGATGGAACTCCATATAATTTAACAAATAGTAGTGCATTGTCAACTTTAAAAAAATTTCCAGATGCAACATCTGGAATTACGACATTCACATCTTCTTTAGTTGTTGCCACTGGAAAGGTAACAATATCACTTGGAAATTCTATTACAAGTGAACTTGACATGGGTCGTCATTATTACAATATTTTAATAACAAACAATACAACGAATAAAAAAACGAGAGTTATTGAGGGGATGGCTATTGTTACATAAATATTTTTAAACCTAGAGTATTCCCATGGCAGATTATTCTGTTAGTATGGATGGTTCAAATTCATTCTCCGTATCAGTAGAGAGGGCTATTGTGGCAGATAGACTTTCAGATCTTAGTGATGTTAGTGCCACAGATCTTGGCAATAAAGATCAATATGTTTTGGTTTATGATGCATCAACACAAAAATATAAACTGGTTAATCCAGATGTCGTTTTAAATTCGGCTGCTTCAACTGAAACCAATCAACCAGGACTTGTTGGTTTTGCTACAGCATTTCTTGATCGTATGGATGTCGATCTTGATAATAAGATTGATTTGGACGCTGGAACTTTCTAAAACTAAATAAAATAAGTAAAATACAAAATAACTATGGTTGCGCCAGTTATTCAATTTAAGAGAGGATTATTAGCTAATCTTCCTGGGTTGCAAGCCGGAGAACCCGGATTTACAACCGATAGTTATGATTTATATGTTGGTTTAACTTCTGATACCGCGACAAATAGATTTGTTGGTTCTCATAGATATTGGACAAAAGGAACTTCTACAACTGGTAGTGGTGTTAACCTTGTAGAAGGAACCAATAACGGTACTAGTTTTATAACTCTTGCATCTCCTGCTTCTCTTGCTGGGATTGTTACTTATTATCTGCCAGGATCTCAAGGAAGTGCTGGTTATGTTCTGTCAAATGATGGTGCGGGCAATTTAAGTTGGGCAGACCCAGCAGCAAGTGCTTCTTTTAGTGGTGTAGTAAATTTTACGGATACAACCGATAATGAACTTGGAAATGCTAACAGTGGTGCAGTTCAAATTGATGGCGGCCTCGGAGTTAATAAGAATCTAACAATCGGTCAGAATTTAAATGTACAAGGATATTCTGAGTTTGTTGGTGTCGTAACATTCCGTGGTGGAACTATTGGACTTGGAGATACCGAGGGTGATAACGTTGTAGTTGGTGGAGAATTTGCATCAGATCTTATTCCAACAACAGATGATACCTTTAATCTGGGTTCGTCTTCAAAACAGTGGAAAGACCTGTATTTAAATGGAACTGCAGATATTGATGCTTTAACTGTTTCTGGTGTTTCTACATTTGCTAATAGTGTTGTTGTAGGTGGTGCATCAACTGCTCTTTTAGTTGATGGTAATACTAGAATTGTTGGAATTTTAACTGTAGGATCTGCATCGGTTACTTTTTCTGGTGTAAATAATAGAATTGCTGGTGTTACAACATTCACAGATCCAGCTATTTTTGAATCCTCAATTGATGTAGATGGACATACCGAGTTAGATGATGTTAATATTTCTGGTATTGTTACTGCTGGAACAGGAAATATTACTGGTAATCTGACCGTTGGTGGAAATCTGTTTGTTAATGGATCTACAACTCAAGTTAATACTCAATCGTTAACTGTTGAAGATGCTCTTATTGAAGTTGGCCTTGTAAATGGTTCTGCACCATCTACTGATCTTGATATTGATCTCGGTCTACTTTTAAATTATTATGATGGTTCTGCTAAAAAAGCCGCAGTTTTCTGGGATGATAGCGCAGCAAGAATTGTTATTGCTTCTGCTGTATCAGAATCTTCTGGCGTTTTAACTCCATCCGGATATGCTGGTCTAGAAATTGGATCTTTGTTTGTTAATGACTGTGCTGGTCAATCGCAGGTAATTTCTTGCTCAGGATCAACAAGAAATCTGATTAACATAACTATTGATTGTGGAACTTTTTGAGATTAATTAATGGCAACTGAAAATGATTTGAAGTATCTTTTGAATACTTACCAAAAAAAGGCAATGGATTTATTTACACAACTCGTTGTTGCAGAAACAAAACTTGAACAAGCACTTGCAAAGATTGTTGAGTTGGAAGAAAGACTCAAGCAATGTGAAGTAAAAAATGCTAACAATTCGGAAGGGTCTTACTGAAACTTTTATAAATATTGTTAATGCTGATTAATACCCAATATATATTGGGTTTACGGTATATACCAACAATGTTAGTTTGACCTGATGGCAAATCCGAATATTAAAATTAAACGGTCATCCGTACCGGGTAAAGTGCCTACAGTTGCTGATTTGCAACTGGGGGAACTTGGCCTTAATACTTTTGATGCTGAACTCTATACCCGTAGAGAAAGAAGTGGTATAGGCACCGACATTGTAAGTCTTGGTGTTGGTGCAACAGTAACAAACGTTCTTTATGTAACTGTTGATGGTGACGATAACAATACCGGCAAAAAACTTGGTGATGCAAAAGCAACTATTGCTGCTGCAGTTTCAATTGCATCACCAGGAACAGTAATTAAAGTATTACCAGGAAATTATATTGAAAATAATCCTATCAATATTCCAGAACAAGTAAGTATTATTGGGAGTGGATTAAGAGAAGTATCAATATCTCCACAAAATACTGGTGATCTTTTTTACGTTAGCAATGGAGATTATATTGCAGAAATGTCATTTACTGGAGCTGCAAGCACTGGAGCCATATTTGCATTTAATCCAGTTGGTGCTGGAACTGTAACTCAATCGCCATATATTCAAAATTGTACTAATTTTATACCCAACAGTACGGGTATGAGAATTAATGGCAACCATGCTTCAGGAAATTTGAAGAGCATGGTACTTGATTCATATACTCAATACAATCAAGGAGGAATCGGCGTTTCAATTACAAATAATGGATATGCACAATTAGTCTCTCTTTTCACAATTTGTGATGATATTGCAGTTTATTGTGGAAGTGGAGGAGCATGTGACTTGACAAACTCCAACTCTTCTTTCGGCAATTATGGTTTAGTAGCAGATGGTGTAAGTAATAAAATTTTAACAGGTATTATTACAGCAAACTCTGATGCAGACTCAACAACATTTATTATTTCTGGAGTTGGAACAACAAGACTTTTTGATGGTCAAGTAGTTTATTTTGAAAAACTTTATTATGAAATTCAATCAATATCGATAGTAAATAGCGGATCGGGATATAGCAATCCACCAGTAATTACGATTAGTTCTCCAGAAGCATCTTGGGGTATCGAAGCACAGGCAACTGCAGATATTTACAATGGATCTTTGGATGTAGTAAATTTAATTTCTAGTGGAAGAGGATTTGAGAGTGCCCCATTAATTACGGTATCTGGACCAGATGTGGGTATTAATACAGCTACTCTTTCAGTGAAAATAAAACCAAAATATTATTCAATTCAAAGTTGTACTTTACCCCATGCTGGTATATGTACAATTACGGTTTCGGAGCAACTTCCATATGCTGTTGGAATTGGCACCACAGTTCCAGTATTTAAACAGAGTAGAATTTTAGCATCAGGACATTCTTTTGAATATATTGGATCTGGAACGGACATTACTACATGTTTACCATCCTTAGGTGGAGTATCGATTCAAGCGAATGAAGTTGATATGAAAGACGGTGGATTGGTTGTTTATACCAGCACTGATCAATCTGGAAATTTTAGAATTGGTGATGGTGTGGTAATTGATCAACAAACTGGAACAATTTTTGGTAATTTTTACCAAAAAAGTATTCTTGCAAACGTAACACCATACATCTTAGCACTAGGAGGTTAATTTAAAATCATGGCATTACCACTTAACGTATTTAAAACAATTACAAAAGTTGTATCAACAAATTCTGTGGGAATTTACACTGCACCAGTTGGATATGCAGGAGTTGTTCTTTTAGCTCAAGTTTCAAATATTGGAACACAAACTGAAACTGTAACTCTTTCGCACAAAAGAACAATTGCTGGCATTGCAGTCACAACTGAGATTGCAAAAGATTTTGCAATTCCTCCAAACGATTCTGCAAGTTTTCTCGATGGAAAACTTTCTTTAGAATCAAATGATGTATTGGTCATTTCTGGTAGTAGCAGCACCAATTTGAAATTTATTGGTAGTGTTTTAGAAACTCTGAAATGATAGGAGAATAAAATAAAAAATGGCAAAACTTCTTAGTGGCAGATTACCAAGGTTAAATGTAGGAATAACCTCATCTACATCAGCTTTAAATGTAACTGGTGGTGTAAACATTGTTGGTGTTACTACTGTTACATCTATTAGCACTGGTACTACAACTGGTCTAAGTGGTCAGTATTTGCAGTCTACCGGAGTTGGAGTCACTTGGGCATCTGGCAGTGTTTTAAGAAATACTTCTTC